TTAACCCTCTGCCGCAGAGTCCGTATTCTGAGAGGCTCGCCAACGGTAAGCAAAGGCAAAAAGCGTCAGATCCAGCTCGAAGGTCTCGTGCATTCCATCCACGGACACGGAGGTACCCAGTAATCCCTTCCGAACCAGGGACTCCACACCAGTTTGCGGATCATCAAGCCGGTTCATTTGTCCCCATGTCATCACAGCACCGCCGAATGCTACAAAGTGCTGTACCACGTTTTTTTCACTGTCCGTAAGTGAATCATAAAGTGCGGCCAACTGCTGCCTTGAAGCAGCTTTTCCTTTCTGGGCAAGAAGACGCTGATGCCATCCTCCGGCAATGATCTTGACGATCGGGAATGGAATAATAAATGCGAACAGCGTCAGGACATAGTCGTGAAGGATCAGATAACAGCTCATTCCGGCAAGTCCCGCGACAAATATGGCGACATTAATGCCGAAATCCTTCTCCGTATAAACCCTGTCGAACAGTTTTCCAAGAAATTCAGTCATTGATTTACTCCCTACATGCTATGTCGCACCGCCCCAAATCAAAAGAGCGAATGGTTCAGTGTCGGCAGTATTCCCAATGATTAGCCAACATGCGCCCGGCATCATACCAGTTTTCAGTCAACACCAAGCCGGCAATAAGAGAGAACTCTTGATCCATCATGGCAATCAGATCTCCAAACAACACTGACAGAAATTCCTGGATGAAGTTGCTTTTCGATTTACCGGCTACGCTGACCTAAGTGGTGTTGCCGTATTTATCAGTTTATTAACAGCCCTCATAGCCCAGTACCTGTGAACATTGCTCAGTCCCTAGACAAACCGCTGTGTGGTGACGGTCTTCCGGCCATTCGGTTCCCACTGTATTGAAGCATGCCAGGCTATTTCAATATCGCTATGCCGTGGCATCATTTAACCCCTTGTAATTCATCGTCATAACTGTAGTAATGTTTTCCGCTTCAGGGAAAAAATAGCATCCAACCGCAGCACGTTCTTGCATACGACGTGCTGCGGCATAATCCCAATGATTACTCCCTGACAGGGTTCGTAGGCCACTCAATATCAGGTGCAGTTGATGTATCAACACGGTTCAGCAACACCCGATACTTTTTCCAGGCTTCCACCACCAGCACGACAAGATGCCGCATACAGTGACCCAGTCAGTCCAGTTTCCAGACAACCAGTGCGTCACCTTTTTGAAGGCGCTTTAAAGCACGTTTTAATCCAGGTCGGCCTGTCCTTATTCCGCTTAATTTATCTTCAAATATTTGTTCACATCCTGCACAAACAAGAGCGTTTCGTTGCAGGTCTGTATTCTGGTCATTTGTTGATACCCTTACATAGCCAATCAGCACGCTGAATCTCCCGTCCAAAAGCACAAATCATGCCATGCAGGCCAGAAACCGCCATTATCTAAAACCTCGGTTTACAGGAAACGGTAAACAGGGCCAGGAACGCCGTGCAAAAGAATGGCGATACCTTGTCCGGTGGGCTTACTTTTGAAAACGACTCAATCCTTGCCTGGATTAGAAATACTGACTGGGCAAAGATTGGTTTTAAAAATAATGCCGACAGCGACACTGATTCATACATGTGGTTTGAAACAGGCGACAACGGCAATGAATATTTCAAATGGAGAAGCCGCCAGAGCACCACAACAAAAGACCTGATGACTCTTAAATGGGATGCTTTGTCTGTCCTTGTTAAAGCCCTTTTCAGCAGTGAAGTAAAAATATCGACAGTCAATGCACTGAGGATATTTAATTCATCTTTTGGTGCTATTTTTCGTCGTTCTGAAGAATGCCTGCATATCATCCCTACACGAGAGAATGAGGGAGAAAATGGTGATATAGGGCCACTACGCCCCTTTACGCTTAATCTCAGAACTGGTCGGATAAGCATGGGGCATGGTCTTGATGTTACAGGGGATATATTTGCAAACCGTTTTGCAATTAACAGTAGTACCGGCATGTGGATTCATATGCGTGACCAGAATGTTATTTTGGGACGCAATGCGGTATCCACCGATGGTGCGCAGGCATTACTTCGTCAGGACCACGCTGATCGCAAATTTATGATTGGTGGACTGGGGAATAAGCAATTTGGCATCTACATGATTAATAACTCAAGGACAGCCAATGGCACCGATGGTCAGGCGTACATGGACAACAATGGCAACTGGCTTTGCGGTGCGCAAGTTATTCCCGGCAATTATGGTAATTTTGACTCACGTTATGTGAGAGATGTCCGACTTGGTACACGTGTTGTTCAGACTATGCAAAAAGGCGTGATGTATGAGAAATCAGGTCATGCAATTACGGGGCTTGGCATTATCGGTGCAGTTGATGGCGATGATCCGGCAGTATTCAGACCAATACAAAAATACATCAATGGCACATGGTATAACGTCGTACAGGTGTAATTTATGCAGCATTTAAAAAATATTAAGTCTGGAAATCCAAAAACAAAAGAACAATATCAGCTAACAAAGAATTTTGATGTTATCTGGTTATGGTCCGAAGACGGAAAAAACTGGTATGAGGAAGTGAAAAACTTTCAGCCAGACACAATAAAGATTGTTTACGATGCAAATAATATTATTGTCGCCATCACCAAAGATGCCTCCACGCTTAACCCTGAAGGTTATAGCGTCGTTGAGGTTCCAGATATTACAGCCAACCGCCGCGCTGATGATTCCGGTAAGTGGATGTTTAGGGACGGAGCTGTGGTTAAACGGATTTATACGGCAGACGAGCAACAACAACAGGCCGAATCACAAAAGGCCGCATTGCTTTCCGAAGCTGAATCAGTCATCCAACCGCTGGAACGCGCTGTCAGGCTGAATATGGCAACAGACGAGGAACGCACACGACTGGAAGCATGGGAACGCTACAGTGTTCTGGTCAGCCGTGTGGATACGGCAAATCCTGAATGGCCACAAAAACCAGAGTAAAAATTAAGGCCCGATAGCGGGCCTTCTCTCATTCTGGTTGTTCGGGAAACGTTACTGGCAGGCCGGAAGTGTCTGTAGATTCGACTTTCTGCGCATAGAGCATCCACTCGGTTAATTTTTGTTTATTCTCGTCGGAAATGATGCCCAGCCGTAGCTGTGAGTCCCATAGCTGGGTTTTATCCCTGACAAGTTGCAACAGGCTTTGCTTTTCATTTTCCGCTTGTTGCCTCTGCTCTTCCTCGGTATAAGTTCGCTTTATCACTACGCCATCTTTGAACATCCATTTCCCCGAAATATCAGCCCGGCGATTTGCTGTAATATCAGGTAATTCAACGACGCTTGCACCCTCTGGATTAATTGCTGAAACATCCTTTTCAATACAAATAATAACGCCGTTATGGTCATAGACCATTTTCAAAGTGTCTGGCTGGAAATTCTTTTGTTCCTCATACCAGTTTTTTCCATCATCTGAATAAAGCCATTTGATGTTAAATTGCTTTGTTAGCTGGTATTGCTCTTTTGTTTTAGGGTTGCCAGCAGTAATGTTTTTTAAGTGCATCATCGTTAAATACTCCCCGCGTTATACCACGTCCCATTAATGCAATACTGAATTGGCCTTGCCTGAGTTGTATCAATTAATTCATCACGGTTTCCGTTAACTGAACCCGTAACGACATAACCTGACCTGTCAGACCAGCCGGGGCCTTTCCATGTCTGAACAGATGACAGACCGCCAAGGCGAATACCTGTAATAAACCTTGAGTTACATTCTGCCTGCGTATATGCACCAACATCCCCCGCAGAGGGTTTGCGTGTTGTGGTGTAAAACTCTGACCAGTTAGCTTCAAAGCCATAACCATCACGCGCTGAACGATAAAAAATACCGCCGTTCCTGTAATTCACGCGGAACTGTACAGCAGGGCAACTCCCCGCATTCATATTGAAGTGGAGGATTAATGTCGATGCACCACTGATATCTGCATCATAAACACCGCTATTCCAGTTCCAGCCAACAGCTTTACCCGCCGTTATCCTTCGCCAGACCCGCCAGAACTAACTGAGTCAGTATTAACTGGCACCGGGCTTCGCTTACTCCGGTAGTTCTCGTCATCATGCGTGGCGTTACCCACTTGTCAGCAGGTAAGAAATGAAGGACTGCGGCGGCGGTTTCTGTCATATCTTGCTGTTTTAGCATGTCTTTTTCCCTTCTGGTTAACATGACATACCAATAACTCTTGTCTAAAAAGCCAGCAAGATAAAAAGTCAGTATTCACGACCACCAGCGTGTTTACTGTACTGCACCAAGTTTACAGGTACAAAAAACCCGCTCAGTGGCGGGTTGCTATCACAGCTATATATTTACTTATTATGCCGTTACTAACATTTATCTTCGACATATAATCGAAAACAAGGTTTACTTAAAACTCTGCTTTCATTTTATCCGGGAATTTTTTATTTGCAGCATAATAACTACCAAGTACATAAGCGTTCATTTGCTGCTCTACATCAACCCGACATGCCGCACTAGAACAAGCTCCACTGATAAGCCCAAAAGAACTCCCTTTAGCAGAGAGATCAGCTTTGATTTCCTCTACAGTGTTTTTCCCCATAGCAACTACACACCCTGTCACAATATATCTAGCCTTCACATCATCCATGCTAAGGATAGTAGTTTTCGCAATTTTGCTGTATCCATCATTTTTATAAACATCCATGGCAAACGCACGGCAATCTGTATAATACGGACTTGCTTTAACTTGCGAATACTCAGGTAATTTCATACCTGCACAACCAACTAAACAAAAACCTATCGCTGCTATTAATACCTTTTTCATTACAGTCATAACCTAGAAGCATCATTGAAACTAATTTATTAAATAATCATCGAGTTTCTGGAATACAGACGTTAACCATCTTTCCAAAATCTAAAAGATAATAAGAAAAAATGTTTAACGCACCAATCCATTTCATAGTTTCATGAGACATCTGGCACAAAAAAACCCGCTCAGTGGCGGGTTCTTAAATCTTATCAACGGTAGACATACAAAGCCCATCGTTGGGAAAATCTTATCCATATTTTTTGAAAAATGCAAGCATCATGTCGTCATCTTCGGCGAAAACCATTTATCTTGTCACATTTCTCAATTGTATCTCTGCATATGCTTCTTCCTGCCAGCACTTTGTAACCAGTTTATCAATGACATCTGCATATCCTTTGTACCACTGATAATCCGTCAGGTCTGGTACCAGCTTCTGGACATGATGCCGCGCCAGTGTGGTTGGTAAACGGCTAAACCGGTTTCCATTGCAACGCCCACAAATCTTATAAACAGGCGTGCCATGAAGCCGGGTCCTTTTTTCATCCAGGACAATACCTTTACCCTTACACCCTCTGCACGCTGTGCTGACTTCTCCCTTACCATGACAATGCTGACATAGTTCCTTCACCCACTCTTCCTTGATAACAGATTCCCCGCTTCTGGAGTGTTTCACCACTTCGCGCAATACATTATGAAATCCAGTACCAGCACAATGCTCACAGCGAGCCTTACTTGCCGCAGACCTGGAATAATCAGCAAAGGCAAAATTCACAAGGTAAGGGATGATCTGTAACCGGGTTTCTTCACTCAATTTGTTCAATGTCGGGTTATCCAGTGCCATCGCGTAATTGAGCAGACCTTCAATCGCAAATTGAGGATCCTGAACACCAACTTTTGCCAGGAATAAGGCAAACCCAAGCGGTGCTTTCGACTGCACCATCCCCTGCGCAGCCATCACATCCGTAATCGTTAAACCACCTGAGCCTGTCGCCGGTGCGTCATCGCTCAATTTTGGAGATTTTGGGGAGTAATATTTTGGTAAGGCTTCAAGGTTCATGCTCGTTCTCCACTTACGCCAATACGCCAATTGCCAGCGCACGATCGATAAAACGAAATATCAGCTCCAGCTGAGAGCCATACTTCTCTTCAAATGCCACGGTATCCGCATGCAGCTCGTCGTGATGCTTTCTGCACAA